CACAAGAAACAACAATAATATTATATACCATAAATATTAAATAAAAATTATTAAAATTATTATAAACTTTATTACCATTGATTGACAGCGACTTACAAGGGTAAGTCAGGAAAATTTGCTTGACCGGAAAGTGGTTGAGAAAGAATACTCAACTCACTGATTTTAAGAAACACATTGCAGTACATACGACACCCTGGTGACATGGATATAGGCTTGATTACTATAATCCCCCAATCATCCAGAGGTATGTCTGTTGATGCAATTTGATCCAAGTATGGTAATTCATACTTGACTGTTGTGTCTCCACGAACAGTAAATTCATGTCGATGCAAACTAGATCCATAGTTTCCTGTTACTTCAGTAGCATTTCTTGCGAAACCCTGACTTGGTAACAGATATACTTGAAAAGTAGCTGTCTGAAGAGGAGTAGAACTGAAACATAACACTAAACTCCCCGATAGTGTATGCCGTTTGAAATGCCTAAGCAAGAACTCATGCGTTAAATATGTATCCCCCACTGCAGCAGGATACGCCCGACTAAATTGTATTGCTGTGACGCTCAACGCTGCAGGGTCGTCGATCGTATGACTGTCTATCATAAATGGTCTACAAAGCAAAGTACACGTCGCCAAAGGATCTTCTTGAATCCTCATCTCCTCAGTATGAGGTGGAGCATTGGTCAAAAGACCAGTGTCCGCCAAATTACCTTGAATTTTGACAGGTGCATTTACTTCATTATGATTAACCATTTCACCGTATTGATAAATTGGAACAGGCAGTATCTCACTGATCGTACCACTGAGCCCGAACCAATCAGAAACCGTTCCCCATGCTGAATCCAATCCGCCAAAAATTGCTCCACCAACCGCTTTTATCCCATTGGCTAGACCTGTAACAGCTCCAGTAACCATATTAACTCCAGTAGACACCGCAGAACTAACAAGACCATCGATAGGTTTCTCGATAGCCGCCGATAGTGCGTCAGTCGCTGCACTATTTAACGTAGCTTGAGGTGTATTCATCCTAGAACTACCCACATGTGTGCTTTTAACACGTCCTTCGGCAGTGGGGGCCGACGTTGCAGCAGCATTATGTTCTTGTGCTCCTGCGCCTTTAATATAACCATTGGAGTGAACCTTGTCTTTAGATTCACCTTGAACATCCGTAAACCAATCTTCATCAGAATTATCAGTCTTCACCACCACTTTCTTAAGATTGCGAGAAAGGTTTTTCGCCTTCTTCACAGAACTCTTGAAAGATGGTGGATCGTAAAGATCCCTATATGTTGGGGTGTCTAAACCACCAACAACAAATCCATCTCCTAACTTCGAATACTGATCATATCTGACAACATTTGGCTTATCCTCAATACCTCCTAATCCTTCAAATTTCAAACAAAAAGATCCCAAAGTACAATTAGCAATAGGGTACTCATAAATACCTGGATTAGCTTCCGAATAAGTCGGACCAACATCTGGAATAGGTATCCAGGGAAGTGGTGACTCATAAGGAATATAAAAGTCCAAAACTGTCTGTTCAGGATATTTAATAATCACCTTATTGTTAATACCAACTGATCCAAGAAACATACCTGCAGCAACATACACGGGCTCTGACGATTGGTCATGTCCGTAACGACTAACAATGATGTTGCCACTCCAAGGTAAAGCATCTCCAGTTTCAATAGCTTGAAATTGTAACCTCATATAAAACCCTCCAGCCCACTTGGTGTATAAATTCCAAATAGACCAGAGAGGATTACGATAATTATTCGCCAAACCTCCCAACAAGCCTGCCGGCGTACAGTAAGGTGTGTACGTCGGTCCTGTACAACCTAAATCAATAGTGTGTGATATCTTACGTGGGCTCTTTGCCACGGTACAATAGTACTGTATGGTCTCCATGTTGTCAGTGCCAACATGAAAATTAACAGGTCCATCATAACACCAAACACTAACCAAATCCCTAAGTATTGGCGTATTAACCAATAATTTATAATCAGGCGTTGAAGAAGTTAATCCCATTGGTATCGGTTTAGATCCAAATTGTGCCATTAAATTGCATTCACCTTGTCCAGCCAAAATACCAAAATCCAAATAAGGCCAGAGTATAGTGGGCCATCCCCCCTGAGCATCCCCAGTAGGCATGGCCACCTTTAATCCGTCAAAAGTTAGATAAATAGTGAAATTAGTTGAAACAGCAGTTGAAGCA